ATTACAACAAAGACAAAAGTAAATCTAAGAGGCACAGTTACAAGCACAACACCGGGAGCGGTTACTGTTTATATTGATGATGTTAGTAGAACACTTGTTACTGGTACATTTGATATTGAACTTGAAATAACAAAGACGTTAAACACAGGCGATACGATTGCCGTTAAATTTGCTTCATTTGTTTTTGCAGCACTATGTATTGTAAGTGTTGACAGCGCAGAAATAGTAACGCAAAAAGATCCTCCGGGATTTGTTGATTTGCCATTAAGCGAAACGGTAGAGATAAACCCATCATTACCGCAGGGTATATTTCAAAAGGATTTATTTACTTCCGTTTTGAAAATGTTTAATCTAATAGTAAGCGAGGATAAATTTATTGAAAAGCATTTGATGATAGAGCCTTACCCGGACTTTTATCAAACTACAAACTTTTTAGATTGGAGCGATAAATTAAACAGGGGAGAGCCTTACAGGATAAAGCCGATGAGTGAACTTAATGCAAGGTTTTACAATCTTAAATTTAAACAGGACAGCGACTTCTATAATGAGAATTACAGAAAGAAATTTAACGAAGGTTACGGCGATAGGATTTATGATACTGCTTATGAGTTTGCGAAAGAAACTGAAACGGTAGAGGTTATATTCTCATCAAGTGTATTATTCGGAGCTGATGGTACGGATAAGGTTTATCCTGCCGTTTATAAGAAGTCAGGCAATGATTCATTTGAAGAAGCAATGGATCACAATATTAGATTATTGCAGGTAAAAAGAATTACAGATGTTACCAGTTACAATATCTTGGATGGAACTACTCCTATTGCAAATTATGATTATTATGGCTATGGTGGGCATTTAGACGATCCCGATGCACCGGCAAGCGATATAAACTTTGGCGCACCGAAACAGCTTTATTTTACGTTGCTAAGCGGCAACCTTACAAACAATCTATTCAATACATACTACTCGCCTTACTTGGCCGAGATAACAGATAAAGACAGTAAGTTGCTAACTGGTTCATTTAAGTTGACAGTTCAGGACATTTACGACTTAGATTTCAAAAGGCTGATTTACATTGATGGGGCTTTGTTTAGATTGATGAAGGTTATTGATTTCAATACCAACGGCGATGAATTAACGAAATGCGAATTATTAAAAGTTATAAACTTAGATTACTGATGAAATACGTGTTTACTTTGTTGATGTGTTTCGGGTTTGCTTATGCACAGCCGGGCAGCAGAATAGTTTACTCGAGCAAGTTCATAAAAGCACCGGGCTTTATTGCGGACAGTAACTTCCGACCTCCATCGGATACTACGAATTACAAGACAGGATTTGCAGTTGTTGGCAATAGCGCATACATAGGCAACGGTACTTACTGGACTGCTAACAATGGCGAAGGTTGTATTTATAATCAAAACGATATTACAACATCAAGTACAGAAGCAACAGGCACCGGGCATTTTTTTTACATCAAAGCAAATGAAAGTTATATTGTTGAAATAAACGGAATTTGTGTAAATGCCGGAAGTAATTCAGGTTTAAGGTTGGCAATTAAAATACCGACCGATGCAACCATAAGCGGGTATTATGAAGGAGGATTGAACCAAACAGACGAGCCAATGCACACGAGTATTATTTCTGCATCTGAAACACTTGGAAAATCAATAGCTACTCACGATGATAGAAATGTTCCATTTAGGGTTATCGTTACAATTAAGAATTCATCTAATAATGGATTTGTAGAATTTCAGTTTGCGACTAATAACGGAACTGCAAAGATATTACCGCTAACAAGTATGAAGTGGACAAAAGCAAAATTATTTTAAATGGCAAAGACAACAGCAGCATTAGAACTTGTAGTAAGCAGTAAAGCAGCGGAATCCTCCGTTGGTTCGTTTAAGAAACAGCTAAGGGATGCGAATCAGGAACTATTAACGCTCAATGAAAAGTTTGGTGCAACATCAAAGGAAGCGATAGAGGCAGCAAAGAAAGTAGCAAATTTAAAAGATGCTATTGGCGATGCTAAGCAGTTGAGTGAAGCCTTTAACCCGGATGCGAAGTTCAACGCTCTTGCAGGTGCTGTAACAGGTGCAGTAAGTGGATTTCAGGCTTTGCAGGGAGCACAGGCTTTGTTTGGAACGGAGAGCAAAGAACTTGAAGAAACTTTAGTCAAACTCAATTCCGTGATGGCTTTAAGTCAAGGCCTTAACGGGATACTTGCTGCTAAGGATGCGTTTATTGCTTTGGGAGCGCAGATAAAAAACAGCACTGTATTTATCAAGGCAAATGAATTAGCGACTAAGGCGGCAGCTATTGTAATGAAGTTGTTTGGTCAAGGAGTAGAAACAACATCAACATCATTTAAAGTTCTAAAGGGAGCGATAGCGGCTACAGGAATTGGTTTACTTGTTGTACTTATCGGGGAGGCTGTGCAGGCATTTCAAGAGTTTACAAGTGCTGCTGATAAGGCAGCGGAATCGCAAAAGAAGTTTAACGACCTAACTTTAAAAAATGCGGAGGACGAACTAAAAAGAATCAACACAAGATTAGACAGGGAAGAGAAGTTTGCAATAGCGAGGGCGAAACTTGCAGGAGCGAGTGAAGAAGAGATATTCCAAATTGAACAGGAGTACAGGAGGAAGAAACTCGAGGCACAGAATAATTTTATCAGGCAGGCTTATTCATTAGATGAAGACAGGGGCGATGAGGCTGTAGCGCAAGCAAAGAAGATAAACGAAGAAGGGCAGTTAGCGGAACTGAATAATCAGTTAAAGCTAAAACAGATTAGAGATAAAGCTGCTATTGATGCAGCTAATGAAGCGGATAGAGTTGCAAAAGAAAGAGCAAAAAAACAGCAAGAGCAATACGAAAAAGAATTAAAGGCGTTTCAGGATTTACAAGAAGCCAAAAAAGCAATATCAAAACAATCTAACGAAGCGGATGATTTAGCTTTAGAAAATGCACAAAAGCAATTCGATGCACAGGCAGAGCAAGAAGAAGAAGCTGCAAGAAAATCAGCAGAAAATAAAATATTCTGGGAGCAGTTCTATGCTAACTTAAAATTAAAATCAGATGCGGAATTATTAAAGGCTGAACAAGATGCAGCAGCGCAAAGGGTTGCTAACTTGCAATCAGTTGCAGATTCAACAAATAAACTTGCAGACGTTGTTGGAAAACAAACAGCAGCAGGAAAGGTATTAGCAAGCGCAACAGCACTAATAAATACTTATCAAGGAGCAACCGAAGTGATAAGGGCAAAGAGTACGTTACCTGAACCTTTTGGAACGATAAGCAAAATAGCTAACGTGGCTGCAATTATTGCCACAGGATTGAGGGCGGTAAAGTCTATAAACTCCGTGCGAGTACCGGGCAGCGGTGGAGGTGGTTCGGTTGCCGCTCCTTCGCTTGGCAATTTCTCCCCACAAGCCACAACAACAAACCTCAACCAACAATCCATTAACGCCATTGGGAACGTGGCTGCAAGGGCTTATGTATTGGAAACAGACGTAAGCGGTAATCAGGAAAGAATCAGACGTTTGAACAGGGCAGCACGTATCAATTAAGTTACATTTTGGATTTTCAGGTATAATTAGTTTATGGATTTTCCTGTCTATAAACTAAAGATTAACCCCAACATTGAGGGGGCGAGCGAGGTTACAGCCGTTGCGCTTGTTGACTTACCTGCTATACAAGAGGACTTTCAGTTCTTCAATCTTCACAAACAGAAATACAAAATTGAAAGCGAGGAGCAGAGAATAGTATCGGGCCCTTTGATGATAGCGGACAAGCCTATCTACAGGGAAAACGATGAGTTCGGAAGCCATTACATTGTATTCGATGCGGACACGATAAAAACTATTGCTATCAAGTACGCAAAGAAAAAGTACCAATCCAATGTAAACGAGATGCACGCCACGCCACTTGCTGACATTGTTTTATTTGAAAGTTTTATCAGTGATACAAAGCGAGGCATAAAGCCAATGGCGGGTTATGAGGATGCGCCTGATGGAAGTTGGTTCGGTTCAATGTACATTGAGAATGAGCAGGTTTGGCAAGATGTTAAGGAGGGAAAGTTTAAAGGTTTCAGCGTGGAAGGTTTGTTTATTTACGATGTTCCGAAAAAAACTGATGAGGAAATTTTGAACAGTTTAAAAAAGTTATTGAGCTAAAAAGTTACAATTAAATTATAAATGTATAATTGATAAGTATGGAAAGAAATGCAAGCGAAATATTAAAGCAGGTTAAAGAGTTCTTTAACACACTTGTAAACCCTGCTCCTGTAGTTCCTGCTGCTGCACCAGTAGCACCAGTTACAATGAGTACAGATTACACGTTAAACGATGGCGTTACGATGGTAAGCATTGATAAACTCGAAGCAGGTGGAGTAGTGAAGATTAAAGACGTTAGCGGTGCGGAAGTTGCAGCACCAGCAGGCGAGCATACTTTACAGGACGGAACGGTATTGGTAGTTGCAGAGGGTGGGATAATTTCAGAAGTGAAGCCTGTAGCCCCTGTAGCACCTGCACCAATGAGCATTCAGCAGATGGAGGAGTTTTCTAAGATGCAATTTGCTGCAACTATTGAAGATAGAATTGCAGCTTTGGAAAAGATGAACAAAGCATTAATGCAGAATTGCATGGGTTATGAACTTGCAAAAGCGGCGCAAGCGGATGCAGTAGAAGCATATCGCACAAGCATCGAGGGTGTTCAGGTTGAAATGAAAGCGCACAAAGAAACATCGAACAAAGTATTAGGCGGTGTTATTGAAGTAGTGGAAGCCTTATCAGCACAACCAACAGCAGCACCAGATCCGACTGTAGAAAAAAAGAATCATTTTAAAGCGGATGTTAAGCAACCATCCGAAACAATAAAAAACATTACTAAAATCTTGTTTTCCTAAAAAAAACTACTATGGCATTTACATTATCAGGCATTGGAGCGTACACACGGCAATCGGTAGAACCGTTATTGACAGCGGCTATCTTCGGTGCAAAGACACAGGAACTTATCGCTAAGAGCGGTATCGTTTTAACAAAGGTAAAGAGTGCAGAAGCTATTCCTCTTATGGATACCGATGCGCCTTTTCAAACAGATGCTTGTGGATGGAACCCATCAGGCACAACTACCTATTCGCAGCGTACCGTTACCGTTGGTAAAATCAAAGTGGAAGAAGCCCTTTGTTATAAGACATTGGAAACTTCCTTCATTCAGGAAGCAATGAGGGCAGGTTCTACCTATGAATCATTTGAGCCAGCAGCATGGGAAGCAGCATGGACTAACCGTAAGAACGAGCGTATCGCAAACCAACTGGAAACAGCATTATGGCAGGGTGATACAGCATCAGGAAATATGAACCTTAACAAGTTTGATGGACTTATCAAATTGATTGATGCAGGTTCACCGGTTGATGCAAACGTAAATTCTTTTACAGGAATTGGAGTAATTACCGGGCTAACATCAGCTAACATCATCCCTGCTGTTCGTGCCGTGAAGAACGCTATCCCAGCGGCTTTGAAAGGCAAAACTGATACTGTTATCTTCATGGAGTATGCTGCATACGACTTGTATGTAGATGCAGGTGTAGCGGCTAATCTTTTCTCTTACAATTTCAACGACAAATCTAACTACGGTGGGCTTACTGTACCGGGTACAGGCATCCGTATAGAAGCTGTACACGGCTTGAACGGAACAGGTGATATGTATGCGATGAGATTATCTAACGTTGCAATTGCGGTTGATGCCGAAGGTGAAGAAGCTAATTACAAGCTGTGGTATTCTGAAGACAACAACGAAGGACGTTTCCGTGCAGCCTTTAAAATGGGTGTAAACGTAGCGTTTACAACCGAAGTAGTGAAGTTCAAATCAACAATCTAATTATGCCTAATTGTTCAATAAATTCAGGTTATGCCATTGACTGCCGGGATGGGGTAGGCGGTAACAAAGAGGTTTACATTATCGACTTCTACGATGTTACTGCCGTTGCCGAAGCAAGCGGATTAGTAACTGGCATAACTAAAGCATCGGGAAAAAGGTTTTACAAATTTGAGATACCAGAAGCTACAGCGGAAGGAAAAGACACGCCTGTAGGCAACACACAGAACGGATCACTGTTTTTCAACCATGAGTTTACAATGGCCCTCAACAAAAGAGATGCCGCAACAAGAAATATAATTCTTGTGCTTGGTAAAGCGAGGGTTATCATTGTAGCAAGGGAGTTATCAGGCAGGTGGACAATGTACGGCAAGGACAACGGCTTATGGCTAACAACCGGTGAAGGTACATCAGGAATTGCAGGAGGAGACAGGAATGGTTATAATCTTACATTCGCAGGCGAGCAAAGAGAACCAGTTCTTGAAGTAACAAATGCGGTGGGATTAGTTTTACAGACACCCGGATAATATTTAAAACGAAAACCTAAAGAGGGGTGGGGATTTCCCTCACCCTTTTTTTATGCTGCAAATAAATAAACATATTACCAATACGTTACTATTCACAGCAACGGAAAGTTGTGTTCTTGTAAATCCGTACTTTCTTTTTAAATTTACAAACAGAACAACAAATGAAATAATTTATTATGTTGCTACTGATACAAGCCTGTACAATTACAGATTCAACAAAGCCACAATATCGGGTTCATTATTCTCACAATACGGATATTACAATTACGAAATTTACGAGCAGTTAAGTTCAACGAATATAGACCCGACAGGTTTAAATTTAGTGGAGAGTGGTTTCATGGTTGTTGTTGGCGATTCATTTACGCCTGATGAATACGATGGTCAGGATAACACATTTGTAGTATGATAGATTACAATCTTATACAGGTATCATTTGCAAGGGCTGAACAGCCTGTGTTTACTGAACGCAAAGGCAGCGGCATTGTGAATTTTGGCGAAAAAAATACCTTCCCTACTTACTTAAACGAATTGTATAATGAAAGCCCAAAACATGGGGCTATTGTGCAAAGCAAAGCGACTTACATATTCGGAAATGGATTTGCAAAAATAAAAGATTATAAAAATCCAAACGATGCAGAAACGTGGAACGACTTATTAAGAAAGTGTGTTTTGGATTATGAGAAGTTTGGCGGTTACTACTTACAAATAATTTGGAACAAGGGTGGAACGATAGCAAGTATCTATCATTTGAAGTATCATAAGGTTAGAACAAATTATGATAATTCTACTTTCTGGGTGAAGGATGAGTGGGATATTTACAAACAAATTTCTGCTAAAGATAAACTAAAGGAAAGAGATTATCCTGCATTCGATGTGAATGATAGGAAAGGTTCGCAGGTTCTTTTTGTTAAGAGCATCGGAGATCAGTCAGACGTTTATCCTTTGCCGTCTTATTATCAGGCTTTGAATTATATTGATGCTGATAGGCTAATGGGCAGGCACGTGCTGGGGATGGCTAAGGATGGATTTGTAGCCAGTAAGCTAATAAACTTTAATGAGGGTGAGCCATCACTTGAGCAGAAAAGAGAAATTGAGAAAGCGTTAGAAAAAAAGTTTACAGGCAGCGAGGGGAAAAAGTTCATGGTTGCATTTAACAAGAACCCGGCTAATGCAGTAACGGTAACGGATTTAGGCACTTCGCAGCTTACAAAAGAAGATTTTACTAATATCAATTTATTAATTCAACAAGAGATTTTTGCAAGTCATAAGATAACAAGCCCTTCACTTTTTGGAATTAAAACAGAGGGGCAATTAGGTGGAAGAAGTGAACTTAGAGATGCTTATGAGATATTTAAAAACACGTATGTAAACGAAAGGCAGCAGATACACGAAGAAGCATTTAGCGGATTATTTTTGCTTTCAAGCATCCCGGTAGAAGCAAAGATAATTCCTACAGAGCCGATAGGGATTGAATTAACTTCTGAAATTATTACAGGGCTTGGGCTTCCAAAAAAATACTTCCTTGATAAATTAGGCGTGAACATAGAAGACTATCCTGCAACGGTAGATGATAGTGTTATCATAAATGCGATAAATTCTTTAAGTCCGTTGGTGGCTAATAAGGTTCTTGAAAGCATGGATCCAAACGAGATTAGAGGGCTTGTAAAGTTACCTGCTAAGTTGGGAGGAACGACAGGTGCCGCTCCACTTGATGCAAACGGTAATGTAGTTGCTGAAATGGTGAACGATAATCTTAAAAACTTAACTGGAAGACAGTTCCAGAATATAACAAGAATAGTGCGCCAGTACGGTTCAGGAAAGATAACAAGGCAAATGGCAGTGGCTTCTTTGCGTTCTGGATTTGGATTAAGCGAGCAGGATATTACAGACTTCTTAGGCGAGGAGTTGCAATTTAGCGAAGATGTATTACATCACTTTGCCGAACATGGCGAAGATAGAGGTAATTTTATTTTACTTCGCCAGTATGATTTAGATTCAGAAACAATTTTACCGTCCGCTTTTGCCGAAGTAAATAAATTAGGCTTAGACGTGTTGGGGGTTATTTCAAAAAACAAAAACGCAACACCGGAAGAAATTGCAAAGACGGTAGGCAAAGATGTTGATGTTATCAATTCCGTTCTTTCTGATTTATTGACAAAGGAACTGATAAGTGAATCCAATGGAGTTAGAAAACTTACAAAGCCTTTGAGTGAAATTGCGGATACTAAAATACAAGTTCTAATAAGGTATTCGTATGAATGGAAAAGCGAAGTTCCTTTCGGTCAAAGAGATACAGCGGCACATCCTTCAAGGGAATTTTGTAAGAAGTTGATGAAGCTGAATAGATTTTACAGCAGAAAAGACATTCAGGATATTTCTTTGCGGCTTGGCTATTCTGTTTTCGATAGAGCAGGTGGATGGTGGACGATGCCTAACGGTGAACATTCAGTTTCCTGCCGACATGAGTGGAAGCCTAATGTAGTTCTAAAAAAATTATAATGAACGTATTATTCATAGACGAGAGTACTATTAAGCTAAGGACAGGCATAAGCGTAGCTATTGATGGCGGTAAGCAATTACGGCCAATGATTAAAGTTGCACAGGATATTTTTCTTATGCCTGCTCTTGGATCTACTTTGTACAAAAGATTACAACAGGGAAAGAAAAATAATAATCTAAATTCGAGCGAAGTAAATTTAATTGACAACTATATTACCGACTGTTTGATATGGTCTACAATAAGCTATCTGCCTGTGTCTATGGGGTATCAGTTCTATTCTAAGGGTGCATTACAAAAAACATCAGAAGAAAGCAATGCACCATCTAAGCAGGAACTGGACTACATCGGAACTTATTATCAGGACATCGCCGAAAGCTACAAGCAAACATTAATAAATTACCTTCGCCAAAACTATACACTATTCGCTGAATACAGCAGCCCGGGTACCGGATGGGATGTTGTTGAACCAATTACGTTAGGTTATGAGTGCCCGATATTTCTGGAAGGTGATAAGGAATGTAAGAGTACATCACCTGCACCAGTTGTTAGTCTGCAGAGAATTGGCAAGAGTGTTTACACGGCTATTGGTGGAGAGGCTTCTTTCAATCCAGTGCCATCGCTTGAAGGTAAAGTTATCTTAATAGCAACACGAGCAGGATGGGTAAGGGAGGTCGTTGAAACTATAAACACGGACACGATGAAATTACAAATCGTTGCTAATACCGTAACGCTTCCGGACATTGCATCACCGGGAGAGAGGTTTGAATTTGTTTATACTTAATTATGAAGAAATATCAAAAGTTTGGGAACAAAAAAATCTTTATTGATTTAGTTTTAAAAAAAGCGAATGACGTACAAAAAAGTAAAGCAGAATGTTCAGGCAATACTGGAAAGCCATCCGATGATAAGAAAGGTGTTGTTCAACACGCCAACGGAGTGGATTTATCAGGAAGGAAGTCCTGATTTTCCTATTGCTTTGTTTTCTATTGACGGTGGGATTTTAGAACCGGGTTATAAAACATTTAATCTTTCCTTCTGGTTTCTTGACAGGTCGGGAATGGATGGGGAGTTTGAAGTAGATATTGTAAGCGATCAGGTGGAGATAGCCAACGACATTGTAGCTAAGTTAAAACAAAGCTGGGTTAATAACTGGCTGATAGATGAGAATGTTAGCTTTGATGTTATCATGGAAAAATTTGAAGATTATTTAAGTGGGGTAAAATTCACAACAACATTAAAAACTGCAAACAATTATGACACGTGCGCTATTCCTGCTGTTTAGTTTAATTTCTTTTCGAGCCTTTTCACAAACGCCTGTAATTTATCAGGGCGTTGGAATTAGGATGAAACAAATGTGGGCTGATAGTGTGGCCCGGATTCCTTCCGATACGACTGTAAACAAGACTGGTATTGCTGTAAAAGGCACAACGATGTACATAGGTAACGGTGTAAGATGGACGGCAGTAAGCGGAACTGCTCCTGCACAATTTAATCCGATCGCAGGAACGAACATGAGTTTATCAGGTACTTATCCTAACATTACTTTCAATTCAACGGGGGGTGGTGGAGGTTCGCAAAACCTTGACCAGACTTTAGCAATAGGAAATAATACCGACACAACCATCAATTTTGTTGATACACTTTCAACAAATGAAGGGAAGCAATTTGT